AAAAGGAATATTAAAAAATGGAGAAAGAATCCCTTATCAGCTCTTTAAAGGAGCGAATCGGAGAGAACGATTTCAATGCGATTTCCCGTCGCAGTGTAGAGAACATCATTGAACCCCTTCTGCCTTTGTTCGCGGATGACGAGAAGGTGACGGAAGAGACCTACGCCATTCCGGTGGCGATGCTCAAGAGCTTCATAGGTCAGACCCGCCATGACATCGCCGAGAGCATAAAGACAGAGAGGGAAACCCTAGAGAACCGCCAGAAGGAAGCTCTGGCAAAGGCTGTGAAAGACGCAGTTGATGCCGAGAGAGCCAAATGGGAGTCAAAGAACGGCGAGGGGAACAAGCATCCCGACCCCGAACCGAAAAAAGAAGACCCCACAGACGTCGACAGCGTCGTTGACAGGAAGATTTCCGAGATGCTGGAGAAGCTGACAGGCGCTGACGGAGCAATAGGCAAGCTGACCTCTACGGTAGAGACTTTCATCGCTGATGCCCAGAACAGGCGCAAGGCAGAGACCGAGGCGAGCATCAAGGAGCGCATCACCAACGCCCTTGAGGGGATGGGTGCCGACAACGACACACTCATCGAGCTCGCAATCGAGAAACTGAAGTTCGGCGACAACCCCGACTACGACACACTCTTCACACAGGCGAAGTCGGAGTATGAGACTTATTACAAGAAGCTGTACGCCAATGGACCCACACCGTTCGCAGGAGCACCCGGAGAGAGCGGCAGTGACAAGCAGTTCAAGGATTTCATCGCCAAGCGCCAGGAAGAGGCGGAGCAGCAGGCAAAGGATGCCGAGGCACTCCGCGGAAAGATGATTTAGGGACAATAAAAGTAAAAAATAATTTAAAACACTACGAAAAATGATTCAATTTACAGGAACTTTCAACCAGGTCATCAAAGGCTCTGACAGAAGATTCGGTGGTGCTCTCGTAGTTTTCGAGGGACATCCCCAGCTCCTTGTCGGCGGCTTCAACTATGACCTCAACGACCTCCCCCCTGCGGGAGCAGTGCTCCCTTGCGGAACACCTGTGTACTGTGATGAGGCTACCCGCACCATCACTCCTATTATCACTGCGAAAGTCAAGAGCAGATCAGGCAAGAAGATTACCTTTGAGACCTATGGTTTCGACCAGTGCCCATTCAAGCCCGGTGACGTTATCGGAATCCTCCAGGACAACATCGGTCAGGCATCTGAAGCTTACAGCACCGTTGTCTCTGTGGAAGGTAACAGTGTGACCCTGGAAGCAGAGGTCCCCACTATGACAGCAAACGGTATTGTCGCTGTCCTCAATCCGTCCACCCACAAGATCAAGGCTCTGCCCAACGCTATCACTCCCTATGACGTGGTACGCGATGCTGACGCCATCTCGGTAGACGGCGATGGTATGATTGGCAACGACCGTCCTCTTCTGGAGCGCCGTATGCCTCCCTACAATACCGCTTTGAAAGAGGCAGTCCAGGCTAATGGTCACAAACTCACATTCTCTAACCGTAAATAAGAAAGGAGTAAATTATGCCTAGCACAAGAAGCAAAGAAATATACAACCTGTACGACCTCCGTCGCTATGTTGACCGCAACAATTTCAGCATCATCATGGACGAGGCCAACCGCAAGTACAACAGTCTCAACTCTGCACAGGCGCAATGGCGTCTGCTCGGCGACTGGGACACCCCAAGTGACAGCAAGATTTGGTCGCAAGGCCACAAGACCGTGCCCATTATGGCTCGTGCATCGCTCCTCGGAACTCACTCTCTGAAGCCTATGCGCAACACCTCGGGCTGGAAATTCTATACCGGCTCGACTCCAAAGATGGGTCATGGCTACACCATGAGCGAGGACGATATGTTCCTTCTCCGTGACGCCCGCAACAACACCGGCCGTGACATGCGTGACCTTATCTACGACAACCTGCTGACCAATGCCAGTGCAATCCTCGGCGGCATCCACAACGAGCTTACCCATATGACTTTCGAGCTCGCCTCTACCGGTGAGATTCACGAGCAGAGTGTCGACGGTATCAAGTACGATTTCACCTTTGATTTCGACCAGAGCCAGTTCATCAGCTGCAACCCCATGTGGTTTGCCGCCAACGGCACCCCAAACAACAGCGCAACCGTAATCCAGGACATCCTCGCCATTCAGAAGACCCTCACCTCGTCTTATGGACGCAACGTGAACGCCTGGATGGTCAACAAGGACACCCTCGATGCCATCATCAACCACCCAGCAGTTCTTTCTGCCTACATCGCATGGCGTCCAGGTCTGAATCCTGCGACTACCGCCAACTTCATCCCCACCAACGTGGAGATCCTGAACTTCCTGCACGACCGTGGTGTATGGGCATTCCTGCCTATCGACTTCAAGAGCGTGCATGAGGAGGACGGCAAGCCTGTAGAGGATGCTCCAGCGTTCAATCCCCACTTCATGGTTGCGTTCAACGCAAACGAGAAGATGTTCAACATCAAGTGTACAAACTCAATCTGGGCTGACCGTCAGCAGTACGGTGGCATCTCTCCAAGTACCATGTACTCGTTCGTAGAGAGCCGCATCGCCGTTTTGAGCACTTGGCACGAGAATCCTATCCACAACACTGTGGAGTTTGAGCTTTACGCCGGCCCAGTATTCCGCAACCTGCGTGACTACGCCCGAGTACAAGTTCAGGCAACAGAGTAAGTTTACGTCGTAAGGAGACCAACCCATGAGCACCGACAGCACTATAAAAGATTTTCTGCAAGGGGAGATTCGAGGAATAACAATCCCCGAATCCTCCTTGCAGTCTATCTACATCAAAGCCGGCATAACCGACGAGAACGCCTATATCGACGAACTCACCGAGAAGCAGAGAGAGCTGGCAACCGCATGGACATACGTGTGGATAGCCACCGGTCCCGCCACCACCGCCAAATGGAGCGAGAGTGACGGAGATTGGTCGCAAAGCTCTGGAGGTGAGGTGTATACCGCCACCCAGCTACGCACCCTCTTGCGCCTTGCGGATGAGATTTTCAAGAAATATGGACTCTCGACGGTTAGTGGCAACGAATGGGGCATGAGAGTCGGAGGTTTCAGAAACGTCAGAGACTACGGACTGAGAGGCTACAGCTCAAGAAGACGATGGTAGAGTATATCGACAATCCCAGATTCCCACACTGGTGCAGGATTTCAAGACCTGCCGACAGTGACGACCCGATGGTAGACACCGAGAACGATGTCGTAATCTATGAGGGTTGCTGCCGCAGTTATGATTTTCACACCACTAGCGTGAAAGGCGAGGTGATAGCGACGAGCAGAAAACTCTCGCTCCCTGTCCGTCAGCAGGAATGGGGAAGGTCGAGACCTATGCCTCTCGAGGGTGACACCATCAAGGTCTGCAAAGGCAGTCACTGTGAATACGGAATAGTCAAGGACAAGATGCCCGGTAATTTAGGCACACATCTGCTTTGGGAATATGTCAGGGAATAACGAGGCCATATTGAAAAGGGCTATGGAACGTTTCAGGGATGAGAAAGTGGATAAAATCCAATCTCATATGATTGATTTATGCGGCAAGACTGTGAAAGAAGCCATAAACGCGAGGCTTCACTTGGAGGGGACTCGCCAGTTTACAGGTAATCTCCTCAACTCAATTGCTTGCGCATTATATAGAGATGGAAGACTTGTCCATGCATCATATTCCAAAGACGAGGTTGCACCCCCTGTAAGAAGAAAGATGACAGCCCCGAAAGTGTATTCTTTTGAACCCGCATGGGACGGAGGTTTGGTCAGAAGATTCAAGCCAGAGATACAGACAGGTCAGAAACAGGGACCGCAGGATGCCCTTGACTTTGTGCGCAGTTTTAATCCGGACAAAGGAGCTCTTCTCCAGATGGTTCTGGCATACACGACTGAATACGCCACTTTTGTAGAGGCAATTAGAGGCACTACCGGTTATCTCCAAACTATGGAGTTCATATGGATTGAGGCTCCCAAAATTCTAAATGCGAAATTATGAAGAACAAGTCGGCGACATACAACATCTTCAACAGCGTGGTGGCGATGCTGAAAGAGGAGGGAATCAAGGCGTATCTTATGGACAGGCCAAAAGAGACTCCCGCCAAACTCACGTCCTTCGCTGTTGTAGACCTGCCGACGGCAGTGCGTCGACCCTATGCGGGCAGCGATGATTTCCGCTACACCACCAGAGGTGTCATCTACCTCTTCGTAAGAGCCAAGAATGACGGCACACCAAATATAGACGCCCAGACCACGCTCATACGCAAGGTCTGCGACCGATTCCCCTACAAGGATGAGATTTGCGAGTGCGTCGACCCTTCAGTGCTGATGAGAGGTGCTGATGAGTATGGTTTCCAATTCACGACGATAACATTCACTATCAGAACAAGAATTAATTCAATTACAAACATTCAATAAAAGGATTTAGATTATGGCAATCACAAAGAAAAATTCGATGCAGGAGCATGTATTTGACGGCATCTCCGCAGTGTATGCAGTGGCTGGTGGTTTCACTAAAGCCAGTGGCGCTTCGGGCTATGACCTTGACGGCGCAGTAGAACTCCCCGTTAGCGAGAGCGGCGGTGTAAACATCAATGGCGGTACTCCTTCTACCACCACTTTCCGTGTTCACGGTCTTACCGCGCCTTGGACTTCTCACATGACCCCTGGTGATGTTGAGCTTACCCTCGAGGTTCCAACCAATGACGAGGCAGTCCTCAACCTCGTTTACGGTGGTGCATCAAGCACTGACGTAAGCGTGGCAAGCGTTCCCAAGGGCAACGGCACAGCCACTATCTCTGGCAAGGGCTTCGGCTGGCCACAGAAGTCTGTCAACATCGGTCTCCTTATCGTGAACGACACCGAAGACAAAGCCTTGTTCATCAAGAAAGCGAAGCTGCTTGCTTCTCCACAGTTCAACGGCGAGGACAAGCCTTTCGTTGTTACCCTGACCGGTACTGTCGCCGAGGCTGCTGACGCTGAGTCGCTGGCTATCCTCGAGACTGCCGTTGATGATGACTAACCCCCTCTCGGGGAGAGGAGTTCATTGACAAATATTTAGTTACACTGAGCCTCTCTCACTGCACCGCCAGCAATAATGCTGGAAGCGTAGAAAAGGGAGGTGCATACAGCAACACGTTGACCGCGGCAAGCGGATATGTCTTCGCCAGAAGTGGCCCATCTCTTGGTGGATTTGACATGGGAGGCGGAATTAGCGGCGGCAGCGAGGTTCCCTCAGAGAAGATATCTCTATACTGCACAGTCTCTATGAACGGAGAGAATGTGACCTCTGCGGCCTTCGACATCGCCACAGGCGAGATAGATATAGACGAAGTTACCGGTCCATTGATTATCACTACGTGGACTAAAGGAAATTAAAACGACTGGAAAGTCAACCTTAATCACAAGGGTGGTGGAGCAAAGACCACCACCCTTTAATATTTAAAGACTATGGCAAAAAAGACTAAAGAACCTGATGTAAGGCAGCCCGACATCGAGCAGCAGAGGGAGTACGTCTCGCTGCGTGACGACAGCGCGACTGTGGTGAGCATCAGAAAGAAGAAATACCGCCTCAGGTGGGCGAAGAACGGACAGATAGGCAAGCTGTCCAAACTCCTTATTCAAGGAAAGACAAAAGACGAGAATCCCTCGGTGGAGGAGATTCTCTCCGACATAGAAAGCTCCGCCAAGCTCTCGTGCAAGGCGGCGGCGATATACATCCTCGACGGCTACTGGCGTCTCAAGTTCAAGTACTGGTTCCTGTGGAGATGGTTCTACTACATACGCCAGTATGATGATGAGGACCTAAAGGAGGTGCTCGAGGTCGGTAAAAAAAAAGTTCCGCTTCAGCAGTTCTGCGTGACTATCATGTCACTGACCGAGGCGAAGGATACTCTGATGATGATGAGGACGAGGGAAGCCGAACGTATCCTTCGAGAACTCTCTACGGCGCAGCCTTCGCAGGAGCAGAAAAGCGACAGTGGCT